GATTAATTCTAATACCGTATCCAGTTTCTGAAATCTGGACGTCATATCCCCAATTATTTATATTATTAATTCCATCATACAAGAGAATATCATTTATATAAAGCTCATGAAGTTCGTTTATCTTTGTTGGAAGAGGAAGGACGTCTGATCCCGATCCATAAACAGTATGTATGTCATCATAAAGAAAAAAGTTTTGCAGCGTATAATTCTCTATTTTTTTACGTGCATATCTTTCTGCCATTTTTAAATCTTTAAACGATTTATACATAGGGTCTGATGGGTCAGTGCTTGTTCCTAAATATAGCGAAGCCTGGCTAAAATTAGCATAAGGCGTAACAACAAATACGTCGTGTGTTGATGAAACTGCAGATCCGCTTATATTATATTCCCAAACAAGTTTAAGAGTCTTATTGCGGTTTGTAATGCTTAGTGGAAGATATACATTGTATAGCCCAATATTTGTTTCATCTTTTTCTGACGTCAAAGTTGTAATTAGGGTAGAGGGGTTAATAGCTGGAGAAATTGCTGGGTCTTCTGTTGTGTCATAAATCTTTACAGAAGGAATAGCATCGGAGTCTATAACTTCACCCTTCCAAAATACTTGATGTGAAATTGGTGAGTTGGTTCCTACTAAGATCTCCATTTATATCTCCTCGTATTACTTTAGTTGTAGAAGTCTTGAGCTTCCTTTGGCGTTGCTACTCTAAATCCTTCATCGTCTTCTACGTCAAAGATACTTTGAGCTTGGCTTGATGTCATAGCAACAAACGGGTGCTCTTTTGTAAATGTGTGACCTTGAATATCATATCTAAAGTTTGCTCTTGTCATTCTAACAAGAACCGTGTCTGGGCTTTGAACCTTGTTTGGGTCAAACTTTGGAATGACTTCAATCTTGTCTTCGTCTTTTACATCTTCAATACTTTTTAGTGTTTTTTGATATACAGACCAAGTTACGCCTTCTTCAGTTAATGCTGCTATTACGTCTGTCTTGTTCTTTAGTCCTTGTGTTTCAACGCCGAAATCCTCAGCGACCTTTTTTAATTCGGATACTTTTAATGTATCAAATGACATGGATATACTCCTTTTTCTAGGTAAAGCAATTATAGCATTATTAAATTAAAATGAAAAGCCCCCAAAATTAATTGGGGGCCTTTCTTGCAAGCCTATTTCCTAATTAGGAAGCGACCTTAACGTTCTTAACGACTACCCATGCGTCAGCTTGTTCAATTTGAACGCCAACACGAGTAAACATTGTGTATTCGATTGAGTCCTTCTTTGGCCAGAAGAAACGATATACAGTTACATCACGCTTAACACCAATAACAACGTTATTTGGGAATGTCAAGTGGATATCTCCGTGGTCTCCTGATGGTGATGCGTAATCACCAGTCTGTGTCTCCTTTAGAAGTGGAACTTCAACAATTGGAATACCGAATGCGTATGGAGCAACATAACCTGCTGGTCCACCGACTACTGGAACATCTCCACGGATAATGCCTGAGGCAATGTCCTGTGGGTTAACGTTCTGGATATTCTGTGAGTTTGAGTATAAGTAATCCTGGATCAAGTTTGAGCCTGATAGGAAGCGAAGGTCTGTACGACGTTGCTTGTACTTACGTGGAAGTGCCTTAAGTGCTGAGTTAAATACAGCACGGGAAATTCCCGCACCTGCTGCATCGACTACGCGACCATTGGTCTTAGCCTTCTTAACTGCACCATCAAATGACTTGTAAAGATTGTCTGAAGTTAATGCTGTATTTCCGTTAAGAATTACATCTTCAATATCGTTACCTGCCTGTGTTGCCATCAAACGTGCAATGTGATCTTCAAGATCTGCACCTTCGATGTTATCTTCTAGAGATTCTGTTGAAAGCTCCCAATCTAAACGAAGCTTCTTTGTTGATAGAGAGATCTTTGAGAAAGTTACTGCTGAATTTGCAGAAGTATCTTCTCCTTCTGATGCAAGCTTCATAAGCTTTTCGCCTACTGACATGCGGTCAATCTCTGTTGTATCTGATTTCATTCGGACTGTACGGGCGACCTTACCAATTACGGTAGCGTCGAACATATAATCTAAAAATCTAGCTGATTGTTCTGGGTTTAGCAAGCCACCGTTACCCGCTTCGGATGCACGGTGTGTTCCTGTACCACCAGTTACGGACGCGAACGTTCCAGTACCAGTAGATCCAGCTGCTGCTGCTTTTTCTAATAATTCATTACTCATTTATTTCACCTACCTTATTTGATTAATTCGTGTACGGAACCGAGGAAAGAACCGTTCCAAGTTGTTTTTGATTTCTGTAAAACTTCCTGAGACCCGCCAAGGTCACTGGACTTCTTAATTGCGGTATCGCCTTCTACGGCATCCACACGCTTCTCAACATTATTGAGAATGTTGTTAATATCTGCAACTGACTTTGAAAGTGTTGCATTTTGTTCTGCCAATTCTGTAATCTTTGCCTCAACGCTCTTTGTTAAAGATTCAACTGAATCTTTGATTGTTGAAACCTGAGCTGTATTTAGCTCTGATGACTTGTTTACAGTTTCTGAGAAAAAGTTTTTAATGTCGCCTAGCATCTTTGCAAAGTCAGGTTCATCAACCTCAACTTCTGATACGTCGGCTGCTTTTTCCAGAATTTCGGCAGGAGCGTCTGCTACTGCATCTTCTGCAGGAGCTTCAGCTGGTGCTTCTTCGGCAACAACTGATGTTTCTTCTACGGCTGCTTCTGGTGCTAATGCATCTTCTGCAACTACGTCTGTGTTTTCTGACACTTCATTACCTCCTTCTGCGTTGGCCTGCTTTGCAATTTTTTGTGTATCAGGCAACGACAATCTTGATTGCTTGTGCAAGTCAAGAATTTTATCAATCTCTTTTGATTTATTAACATCGTTACTTTCAACCCAACCGATTAATTCGGTCTCTTTGCCAGTAACTGGTGATGTGTAAGTTTTTTCTGTTGAGATAAAAACAGAATCACTTTCTTCACAATAAAAAATATTTTCTGTAACTACGTCTGCTGCAATTCCTTTAAAAACAAGTTGTCCGTTTACTTTTGAAATTGACAAGATGTTGCAAAGTTCGTTTGCTGGTGAGTCTACAATTGAAAGTTCTAGTAAGTCATAGTCTTTAATAAATCTAACAGATTTACCAGTTGATTTATTTACTTCGTTATCTGATTCGTTAATCTTTCCGCCGATTGAAAAACCTGATAATGTTCCGTCAAGAACTTTCTCCCAAGTATCCTGAGCTCCCTTTGAAATGTATGCATCTACATAAACTCCATGGTAAAACTCTTTTGATGATGGGTCATAAAATGTTTCTGGTTTAAAGGAAACAACTTTACCTACTGCAAGTGGTGTGTGCATCTCACGCAAGTTTCCACGGAAACCCTCAAACGCTTTTAAGCTTGCTTCTGAAGTAACAACGTCGCCAGTTTGATCTACATTGTCTAAAGTTGCAAAACCTGAGACGGTTCTTTTCTCTCTATTGACCTTAGTAAAGGGAACGGAAAGATGAATGTTTTCGCCACTGGATGACCAGTAAGATTTCTCAATATTCATATGCTTTATTTTATACTGTTATGTGATATAACGCAAATAGTGGTCGAGTAGAGTTTATTCTACTTGACGGCCATCCCCTTTTGAATTTCTGCCTTCTCCAGATTTATCTGGGGAATTTGCAGACCTTTCAGAATCTCTGGATCTGGTTTTTCCAGCTTGGGCGGTTTGCTCTGCAGCATCTTGTGCCTTTAGGTCTACGACCTCATCTCCGCCTTCAATTGGAATCATGCCCTTTCTAATTCTAACTTCATTAGGGGTAATTACCTGCATTCGTAAATATCTTTCATCAATCTTAGATTGAGTGTCTTCGTCTGTCAGGGTTAGCTCATTAAATTTAATTAAAAGGGCATCTGTTTTTTCTTCAATAATTTTATTTATTTTCTTGGCTAAATTGTTTTGAGCTGGGCCACAGACTTGCTCTCTAAATGTTTTATCGGCATCTCTGGCTACCGCTAAATTAACTCCCGCTGGTGTTCCAACTTTATTAATTGGGACCCTGTGGGCAAGGAGAATTTCGTCTCTGTTTGATAGCCTGTATGTATTAAATGAGCCTTCTTGAGTTCCAGCCTCTATAGGCTCCATTTTAAATTCTACCTTCGAGTCTGGTGAATCTGGTGGCAATGGAATATAAAGAGATCTATGATTTTTTCCTTTTAATCCAACCTGGAAAAATTCAAGTAATTTTCTTTCTGATTCAGTTGAAAGCTTTGCTCCCTTTACTGTAATGATATAACGTGGGACTGCCTTATTTTCAAAATAGTCTAAGTTATATTTTCCTGCAAATTCATTTCCCGCCATTGCATTTTGAGCAGCAATAATGTCTGGGATTCCATAATAATTGTTTGTTGGTGTGTATTTCTTTAAATGAATAACTTCATTTGGACGGTCTTCTTGTCCAGCAATTGGATTTTCTGTTTCTTGATCTCCGAAATTACGGAAAAATACTGCCTTACCGTAAAGCAATTGAATAAAGCCATCTCTTAATCTACGCACTCTCATTGTCTTTGCGGGTATGTGCCCAATGTATCCTATGTTACCTGCAACTGTTCTACCAATTTCAATGTAACCGTTTCCAGTTGCTTCTAGGTCTACATATGCTTTTATTAGTGTTTCTGTAAATGTCTCTTCTTCATTTACTGACTCTAGCCAAGACTCTAGGTCTTGCTTAATTCTATTTAACTTTTTTCTAGCTCTTTCTAATTGCTTTTCATCTGTAATTGTATCTAATGCGTCATTGGTTCTACTTGTTTCAATAAAGGAGTAGCCTAAGCCAACTATATTTGATACCTTGGCATTTATTGCAGAATAATTATATGGGGAAATTTCATAAATCTTAGAAAGATAATCTAGGTTATATGGAGGTTCAATTAGGTCAAACATCGCATAGCCAGTTACGGCTTGTGCTAGAAGGTTTTGCTGTGTGCCAGTTCCTTCTTGACCAACAAATCTTTTTTGAATGTCTCTTCCCATTTTCCGTCTAAAGGTAGAGCCTAGCCCATTAAGCTTTTTTAATTCATCTCCCTCTAAGTTAAAAGGATCCGTGTCTTCAATAATTGACTTTGAACTAAATTTTAGCCAATCTGCTGCATTTGAAATGCTAATAGACTGTTGATTTTCGTTTTCTTCTTCTATGAACTCCATTATTTTCCACCTCTTAGTTGTTTCATTTCATCTTTATAGTTTCCAATATCTAATGGATCTGGAACTAATCCCCAATCAAGTCTTTGCTTTTGGTGCTCAAAGTCTTCGTCGCTGATTTTCCGCCTAGCGGAAAGAAACTTAGGCCCGCCTTCATATATGCCGTATGAGCGAACTTCTCTAGCCAAAGCATCCATTCTTGATCGGTTGTTCTTTTTTGATGTGACTGAAAGAAAATTGCCATCATCGTCTCCAATCCATCTGCCATCTGGCATTTCCCAGACATATATTCCTAGAGTAGATTCCTCGTTTAGGACTTTATGATTTAGCTTTTTGATATCCATAGATTAATATTCTACCATTCTTTTTAAAATAAGTCCAGACTTTGTCAGGCCAATGTTCAAATTATACTGTTTGGATGACTATCCATTCATTATTATAATATCTTGTCTCTGCTTCTGTCAGGGTAACGGTCTGATCGTTTATTATTGAAGAAGGCTTTCCAGCATAGGCGTTATAGTGGTTAAGGCAGATTTCTGAGGTTATCTCTTTTTCATATATGGCTATTACGTTGTATAAGTTTGAGGGGGATCCTGAAACATTATAATTCATTCTAATTGTTGTAGAAATTGGATTAGTAAATACTATTGTAATAAAGGCTGGCTCATTATTGGCCAAAACGGATGATATTGAGGTTGTTGCCGTTTTGTCTACCCCGTTAACATACCAAGCCTGAATGTTAGTTTTTGATATTGTCCCATTGGCAGCCCATTTAAACTCTGAAGAAGAGGATCCACTAGCTGGTGCATACAGAAGTATGTTTGCTTGAGATATGTCTGCTGGAGTTAAGAAAAACTCTATTGATTTAATTTGTGATGATGTAGATATATCAAAGCCGATGCCAGATTTTGCCCTTATTCCATTCATTTCATTTCTAGATAAAATTGGATAATTTAATGAGCCGAGGTAGTAGTCTGAGGTTGAAGATATTTTATCCCCGTAATTGTCTGCATATAAATCGTTGTTGTTGTAAAAGCTGATTGAAAAAAATGATAGTCTTGGAAAATGCTTAGAAGAATCTGAGGTTGACATTGTGATTCTAAAGTATACCTGATTTGCTGTGCTAAAAGATGCCTTAGAGTATTGTGGAAGTGGTCTTCCGTTAATGCATGGCAAATAATTTATGCCGTCTATACTGGACTCAACAGATATTCCTAAATTATTTCTCCATTCAACTTTAGATGTAATTAGTCCAATTTGTGATGGTAACAAAAATGAGTCTTCAATAATAAATGTCTTTGCACCTGTAGATGGATAAAAGGATATTCCTTTTTTTACATTGTCGTAATAAGTATTGTCATCTACAAAGTCTTGCCACTGTTTGTTTATCGGATAAGAGTATTGAAATTGAGTTTTAATTTGTGCATCTGTTCCAGAAAATAAAACCCCTTCGTCTGGGAAAACAACTTGAATTGCTGATGAAGAAATGTTTCCTTGTAAATAATGGCTTCTTACAGTATCTTCTTTTAATGCATATCTATATATAGCTGGAGAGTCTATTGTAAATGTATCTAAAGAAGATTGCGTTGGCCCAATAACAAATGATACGGCTGTGTTAGTAAATTTAAAATAGCTTAACTCTGTTGATCCTACAAGAACTCCATCGACATACAGAGAAATTGATTTTGGAGAATATATCCCGACAAGATGTAATGCTTTTTTTGAATATGTTACTGCATGCCTTACTTCATTAAGTTCTGCTTTAAATACAATGTCACCGTTTTCCCAATACAGCCCTGTGCCGCTATTGCTGTCTGCAAAAATCCTGTTGCTGGAAATACTATTTAAAATGTCTATGCTTACCCAGGCTTCCATGCTAAAATCATTATCTGAAGAATATTTTGTTGCCATTCCAGGAGTCGTGGCTGCCCCATAGTAATTGTTTGTTATTGGAAACGTTATGCTGGATGTACTAGTTATTTTTGTTCCACATCCTCCGCCTGGAATTAAAGGAAGAATGTTTCGTATTGGAGATCCAGAATATGTTCCATTATTTCCGCAACCAGAAGAGTCGGCTGCAATAGTACCTGAAGATTCGTCAAGCTTCCAAAATCCTATTGGAGAATCTTTAATAACATTCAGGTAGTAGGACATGTCGTTTTATGCCTCAGGTCGTTCAAAAAAGAATAATGGTATGCATTCTTTTTGTCCGCTTGTAATTTCTAGAGAAGCATGTGTGAAGTCTTCTGTTGAAGGAAAAAAAATAACGCAACCAGACTCTGGCCTAATGGTTATATGTTGTTGGTCAAAGTATAGTTCTCGACCTTCGTAATTGTCATTTAAATAAATAACAGCAGAAAGAATTGTTTTATTGTCATTTGGATGGAGATCAAAGTGTCTTCCCATTTCTGCTCCAACACTGTAAATTTTAACATCAAAGACGTTAGGCAAATGTGGGGTGTCTGTTATATACAAATGCTTAAAATATTCTGCTGCTAAATTATCGGCACATTGCTTTACTTGTGAAATTAAACTTACTGCTTGTTTATGACCTCTAGAATCATTTTTATTTTCTTCATCAAAGTTAAATATTCCAGTCTTTTGTTTGCCATAAATAAGATCTTCGCCATCATTAGAAGCCCAATCAATCCATTCAGATATTGGGTAATGTGCTACTGGATTTAAGTCTGCAGGAATATCTTCTAAATAGTTTAAGTCTATCGTATTTAATTCTTCAATAAATTTTTCTGTATTAGACATAACCTTTTTAAATATAAATATTTTTTCTGACAGAATTGTAAGGTCTTCTGTTAAATCTTTTACGTCAATTATCATAGCTCGCCCTTCCCTTTATAAACTGGAGTATTACCAGATGATTTATCTTCTGCCCATTGATCATATTGAACATCTTGTTCTTGTCTTGTTTGAGCTAATTCATCTGCCCAATGTTGTCTTTGCTCGTCGGTATACTCAATTCGTGCATCATCCCAAAAGGATCCTATTGTGTATCTTTCACGCTTAACATTTTTAACCTGAGTAACTTCGTGCTCATTTCCATGACCACCTTTAAATATTGCTATCAGTCCAACTTTAGGAGTTATCGCAATGTCATAGTGTTGGAAATTTAATATTCCTCCGTCAAAATCATCATTTAAATAAAGAAATCCAGCATATCGACTTCTTTCAAATGCGGTTGGTTTACCGTCTTTTGAGTTATCAGAATGAAAATCTGCAAATGCGCCTTCGATCCATTTTTGAGCATGGTAGCTAATTTCTGCAAATTTGTGTCCAAATATGTCTTCTCCTGCTTTTTTAAATCTAAATTTTAATCTGTTAAAATAATCTTCTGGCAAGCCAAACTCTGGAAGTGTGGGATCTGAATCCCAGAACCCCATTGCAAAAGAGTCATAAAATGATATCTGATTCCATTTTAATCTGCCAGATGTAACTAGTGATTCTAAATATTTAATCATGGCTTCGGCTTCTTGTTCAGTAATAAAATTTTCAATTGTATAAACATCATCCTTCCATTCTTTAATGGTTGGATATTTATCTAAAACTTCTTTACTAAGCGTTGTCATTTTCTTTTAACTTTCTAATTGTCCAGAACCATGGGGACGTATATCTAGTTCCAGCTGTAACCTTATCTACTCCGTGAATATAGTTTTTGTCTCCTGGGAAGAAATAAACTGCACGTCTTTTAGGTTTAAATGCAATTTTTTGTCTTGGGAAATGTAGCTCCCCTCCTTCAAAATCTTCGTTTAAATAAAATATAGTTCCTAAGTCATACCAAGGAAAATCATTTTCTGTTCCTGCGTCTGGGCCTTCATGCAGTTCTTTGTCTGCATGTGGAAACTGAAATGTTCCAACTGGCCATCTTACTATAGCTGGGTTTGTTGGCTCAGCTTCTAATACGTTAAAAAATTTTTCAATCTCTGGCTTAAGTCTTGCAATAATATTTCTTAGCATGTCTACTGCAACTGGGCTTGCTTTCATTAAAGTATTTAATGTGGCAACTCTATTTTCCCATGGTCGATGATCATAAATAATTGTTCCATTTTCATTAAAATGAGACTCTGTAACATCCCAAATTTTATTGTTACGGGCAAAGTCTTCTAGGAAATCACATTCCTCTTCAGTAAGAAAGTCTTCTATTTCGCCAATCATTTCTGGGCCTTCTCCAAAATAGCCCGACGGGGTAATTGACTGTCTGGCAGTACGAACATCCCTACCGTCTGCTAATGCATCGTAATTTTGAATATTGTCTTCGCTAATTGTACTTTCAAATGCCATTTTTTCCCCTATTCATAATTCTTTTTTTCCCAAGTTTTTTGTTTATAGATTCCACCATAAGCAACCCTATATTTATCTGTTGTCGCAACGTGCCTGTCATACATTTCTTGATTTGTATAATAAATATGTTCTGATGTCCAGTCTTCCCTTTTTATTGGAATAATCTGTGCATAAGGAGTTCCTTTTGGTATTAAGCCAGAAAAGCCTTCTTTTAGAAAGAATGGCATAAGTCCTGGCATAGTATACTTATCGCTATCTATTATACCAGCTACGGTTAAAAATGGTAAATCAAATCTATTTAATGGACTTGTTACTAGTGCGCTATACCCTTTAGGTAATTCAATACCCCAGTTTGGCCACCAATGAAAATGCTTAGCGTGGTAACCGTGTGGATTTTCAAATTGAGGCATTGCGTGTCTTGCGTCACAAAAATCTTTAAACTCTTCATCAATTTTTACAAATGGCTCTCCGTTGTATTGGACAAACATTATGTCTGTAGGAGTTCTGAGTGTATACCCTGTACTAAAAATATCTAAAAGAGCGGGGCAAGACTTGAATCCTAGAGATCTTTCTTCTGGCTCTTGATGAGGATATTGAGCTGGTATGTATTCTCCATCTTCAGCAAGCCAATACTTAGTTGCCTTATTCCACCATTCTGGCATAAACTTTTTAATAGCATCTGGGATGACTTCTTTATATTGCGCTTCGTTATTATAAGGCCTAGCAGAACCAAATTTAATTTTTGGCATTTTTCCCCTTTTCAACAACCTTTAACTTTAAATTTTTTACTTCATGTTTACCTAAATTATTTCCTAAATAATCGGTTGTGTCCCTATAAAAATTAGTCCACTTCTTTTCTTTTGCTAAATTAGAAACAAATTTTATATGGTCAGTTTCATTATACTTGTTTGCAAATTCTGATGCTGGCATGTCTTGAATTGGCTTTATTTCAATTTCTGAATTTTGTAGTTCTCCTAATGATATAGGAAGAATAGATATTATTGGGTATCCCGCTGGGATAGTCATTGCTGTATATGGCTTTGTAATTCTCCAAGCAACTGGAAATTCTGCTGTATACCATGAAGTACTAATTGCTGTTGTGAATGGTTGAGCTCCATCAAAAAAATGATTAGGGGCTGGCATTCCAACCAAGCTTACGTTTTCCTCAGTTTTAAAAGTTATACCAGTTTTAAAGCTAATGGTTGCATTTGCTCTTTCTGTGTAACAATATTTTTCTCCTTTTAAAATTTTAACATGATCTGGGGATGAATCCGATTTCCCGTTCCAGACAAAAACAATATCTTCTGGAAAAGATAGACTCCAGCCCATTGAGTTTGTAAGAGTTACTGGGAAGCAGGTATAGGCATGTCTTTCTGCTGTTTGCTCCATCCATTCCCTTTTAACAGTTAATGGCTCTAGAATTGCAGCGTCATCATGTTTTTTGTATGCAATTATTTTATGCATAGCCTTCTGTGTATCTCTTTTCAATTTCTCTATAGTCTGGAGTATGCGGAGCTTCAAGGTAGTCTAGCATAGTTACTATTGAGTATTTTGTTCCGCTTGTTACTGGCATTGCTGAATGAGAATAGATATAAGAAGACGGGAATAGATACAGGTCTCCAGCTTGTGGTTTAATTTTTAAGTTAAACTTATCAAAGAATAGCTCTCCTCCTTCATAGTCGTCATTTATATATCCAACTGATGAAAGTACGCATATGTAAGAATAGCCATGATCTGAATGTACTTGGAAATGCTGTTGTGGGCCATATTTAACAAAGTTAAATGACTCCCAATAATTAAGTGGCGCTATACCAAAAGCATTTCTATATTCTTCTACTGGCTTTAGCTGGGCCTTGTAAGAGTCTTCCCAAATTTTTTCTAATTCTATTTCAGCTTCTTTTCTGTCTTCTTTACTTACATATTCCATTGATAGCATAAGGCTATCATCGCTATTTCTTTTAATTTTAAAATCGTGAGCGTCTCTATATTTTAAATCTGTATGGGCATAACCAGTTTG